CAGGATTCATTTGTGAACCATTTAAGAATGTTGACGTATCTTGATTAACTAATTCCCCATTAACATAACAACTTAAATTATTAGTAACCAATTCTCCCACATCTGTAATAGTAATTAAATTCCATTCCTTTGGTTCGTTACTCACCCTATCTGTAGTAAATGTACCCCTATCAATTGAATCCCCTATCGTCATTCCATAGTTATTACCTATACCAAAACCCCATCTCATCTGACTAGACGTACCACTCCTCCAAAATAGATATGCATCATCTGCAGGTGTAGAACCACCTATAGTATCACCAGATAATTTAACGATAACCTGTTCATTATCTGGAGATGAACCACCACCAATAGGGTTAATAGTTTCCGCAACTGCTTTTGTTATTGTCCCACCTGAACCTATAGTAACCTCAAAAGAAGGTAAATTTAAAGATGTTTGTCCTGTAGTTGTACCACTCCAGTTTTCACCAATAACACCTGTATAAGTTCCTGGTGTGTATGTTGTTGCAGTCAATGATGGTATTTTTAGAAATCTATCATTACCACCACCAAAAAACATAACACCACCGCCACCTGTTGTTCCTGATTTAACCCAAGCTGAAAACGTGAACGTTTTTGGTTTGTATCTATAAAAAGGTTGTTGTTCTTGAATTAACTCCGAAGAAGAAGTCGGAAATAAAATGAAATCATCCGTACCATCAAAAGTTATGTATTTATAATCGTTAGAAACTTCTGGTTCGTTTGTGAAAGTACCCTCAAAATTATAAGAACTAGTTATATCAACTATAGTACCACCACTTAAACCTTCAGACCTATCTCTAGATTTAAAATTAAATGAATCAGTATAAAATACTAAACCTTCTGTTATTATTTTTGGTGAATAATTAAAACTCATAATTTATATACTTCTAACAATTGTTTTTACTTCCCACCCAGTAGTTGTTGCAGATACTTGCAATAAAGCATTAGTACTATCTGCAGACATAGTAAATGTTATCCCTGATGTTGTTCCAATGTCACTTGTTGGTACATTATTGAATTCAACAGTATTACCACTAAATATAGATATGATATTTCCTGCTCTCGCACCTACTGTATTTGTAACCGTATAATCAAAGAACGCACCCGTATATGCACTCATCGGTAAAGAATACACTGTAGACAATCCAGTTCCAGGATTTAATTTAACTGTCGTATTAAGTGATGGTGCTTGATAACTACCCATATGAATAGTATCGTCATCAAATACTTCTAATATCGGTAATCCTGAAATATCATTAACCGCAAACAAAGAACCTGTTAAGTCATCAGTAATACTGAATAACTCACCACTAGAACCTTGTACCGTAAATAGTGGTTCTGTATTGCCAGAACCTATAATTGTTAATACGTTTTGTCCACTTCCTGATAATTTTGTTTGTCCAACAACATTTAACGTAACAGTAGTTGCAGTAGTCCCAATACCAACGTTTCCACCATTTTCAACTAAATATACATTATTTAATCCTGAAGGTTCAATGTGTAATGGTGAACAACCATATAAGTTTGTCACATATAAATCTGTTATACAGTCTCCTGATGTATTTCCTGTAAATGTAGGTAAGTTTAAGTAAGTTGTCGCACTTATTGTATTCGCACTTAACCCATTTGTAAAAATTGTTGGTCCAGTTACTGTACCACCAGTAAAGGTTCCACCGCCACCACCAATAACATCACTTATTTGTTGTATAGTTGCCTTATATGATGACCCTACACTACTCTGAGAAGTATCTCCTGTTATTACAATATGAACTAAATCTGTAAGTGTAACACCACTCGCTAATTGTCTATCTGTTAATTTTTGTTTTGACATATGTTTTCTATTTTATTATAAATATGTGTGATTTTTTATTCATCACAATTATGTATCAGTTCTTTATTATAAAAATCTCCCCCAACGTCCCAATCATCATCTCCTGTAATTATTACATTACCTTCATATTCATTACTATCATATATTTGAGTTATGAATATTGTGTTATATTCACTAAGTAACGTATTTGACTTTCTTATACATTTGGTGTATTTGTCTCTAAGTCCCGCAATAAAGTTTCTTTGTGTTTCATAAGCAGTAGTACCTTGAGTAAATCCAGATAATGCATTTTGTGCATTTACTAAGTTTTGTGTTATACCACTACAACTCATAAAATTCATAGTATAATTTTGTTGTTGTTCTATATACTCATTCTCTAAATTTTCTAACTCAGTTTTTAAATCTAACAGTTGTTGATTTAGTGTTACAAAATCACTATTTAATAAATCTATTTGATTTTGTTTTTTATCGATTAAAGTTTGTAAATTTGGGGTACTTAAATCTTTTAATTTTATAGAACATAAAATACTATTCTCTTTTTGTATTTCTTTCTTAAGTAATGCAATCTGAACTTCTTTTTCCCTTATTTCTTTTTTCTTATCTGTAATTTGTGGACTACTAGGGTAAATAGGTTTTTGTTCTACTAAACTATATTTGTCTTCAGAACCAATACTAAAATCTGTCTGACCACTTAAAGAACAATTTTCAGTAGAAATAAAATTCAAACTATACTTTTTATAATTAAATTTATTATTATCAAATATTGTATTTCTATAAATTTTACCTGAATTATCACAACCTTCCCATATTGTAGTAGCAGGAACAACTTGTTCAATTAAATCTAACCAATAGTCACCTATCTTATCCATAAACTCAAACATACTATTATACGTAAATTTACCAGATAAGTCTTCACCACAATTACTAGCGTTTAGGTATAGTTCATAAAATAATCTTAATAATGGGTAATCACTAATAGTCTGTCTACTTTTAACATCAATTAAATTAGTTTGTACTAATTGATCAAAAACCGCTTTAATATTTATTTCTGATGGTTGTATATCTAAATAATCTAACGGATTAACACAAACACTATATGTATCACCAGTTTCAAAACCATTCTCACATTCTTTTTTACTACCACAATATTCACAATCACCTTTACAATTTGCACAATCGTCAATAGTTCTCCAATGACATATTTCTAAATCTTCATCCCACACATAGTTTTTACCTAAACCTAAACCTTCAATACCTTCACCATTTAATAACGTATTTAAAGATTTACAACATTCAGACGTAATACTATCTGTCTGATTAAACGTTTGTGCAGTGACACCACTAATAACTTCTTCTAAAGTACCACCAGTATATATTGAGGTTCCTGTATATAAATAAGACTCAAAGAAACCAATCGTACCATCACCTTTTTCAACGATTAGTCCGAATAAATTATTTAATGTGTTATTATTATTAATGACTAACGTATCTGAACCACAATTATTTTTTTGTATGAAGAAGTTCGATAGTGTTTGTCCTTTTTCTAATAATTGATAATAATTAGCGTCTAATGAGGTGTTATAATTAGAAGTTAACGTATAGTATTCATTTTTCAATTCTATAACTTGTGTCTGTAATATATCTGTATATGTTTCACAACTAAATGTTAATCCAGATGTGGAGTTACCATCTAAAGTTAAAACATAACTATCTAATGTTGTAGATGTGTATGTGACATCACCACTAAATTTTATCTGTAATAAAGATGATTGATCTTGAAATATAAAATCTTCAGAACCCATAAATAAATAATCTTCTGAAGATTCAAAAATATAATTATCAGTTTCACAATTAGTAGGACAATTATCACAATCAATATTTTTCCAGTAATTAAATACATCACATTCTATTGCCTTCGCAGGATCTATACTAAATGAAGTATTTTTAACGTTAAGTATTAAATCAGAATGATTAATATTATAATCCGTATATCTGTATTCTAAATCTAACCAAAGTCTTTCTTCTTCTTCACCTAATCTAACAATATCATAATTAGACGTTGATCCAGTATTACATTCACCGTTAGGGTAAACTGTTTCTGTTATTACACCATCATCATAATAAACCCACGATTTTTTATTATCTATAACACAACTTAGTTGTGGTATCATACAATCATTTATAGATAAAAGTCTTTGTGTTTGACAATCTGCAACATTAACTTGTATATTATCAACTAATAAACATAATTGACACTCAATATTTTCTAATTCTATAGAGAAGAAAAATTCTTTATTAGGGTATAATCTCCTTAAATCGTCACAAACACATTCAGGTATCGTAAAGTTAAAAGTTTGCCAAGATGGTTCGAACATATCTGCATTGTATGTCACACCTAATTGTGATAAGTGATTAAATATACCATCTTCTATTGTTGCAATCTCTTGTTCGTCACCTTCTAATATAACACCAGTGTATCCACTTGTTGGATCCCATTCCCATATAGGGTTTATACTTTCAGTATATGGTAAGTAACTTAACCCTGTATCAATGTTAGTCTGAGTATCTTCATTTGTATTATTAACAAATATTTTAAAGTTGACTTTTAAATCGTCTAAATAACTATCATAATAAGTATTATTTACCTCTTCAAATTCTACATAATTATTATATAAACTATTATACCATACATCATAACACTCATTAGTTTTTTGTTCTATAGTAGGGATTGAAGTTTGTAATGTTTCTAAAAGATTTTGTAATTCTGTAACATTTACTAAATCACAACAATTAATAGGTTCTATACTTTCATCATCTACTATTACAGAAGATAATATACATTCCCTAGTTTCGCTATTAAATACATATTGTCCTGGAATTGAAATCACACTCTGTGTACAACATTCTTCAGGTATATTTGCACCGTTATAAAGAATTGCACCACCTGTTGTCTGTTGAAATAAAGAAGGATTAGGATAATCACAAATAGGTGTATTATTATTAGATCCACCAGAAGGTGTGGTAACAGGGTCTTTGTCTGGGTCAGCTTCAGGTAATGGGGGTGGTGTATTATTAGAACTACCGCCCGAAGGTGTGGTAACAGGATCTTTGTCTGGGTCAACTTGTGAAGATCCAGTGTTTGTATTAGGGTTATGAACTACTCTTGTCGCAGTACAACAACCCTTTTCGTAAATGTTTGTACCACCTCCACCTGCAAGTGTCCAATCACTACTATACCACGAACTACATAACGTAGTAGGGTTATTTGGGTCATTAATATTAATAATATATTTATAGTAATCGGTAGGACTACTACTATCAAACACTATAAATTCATCGCCAATATCATATATACACCCACTTACTGGTCCACCACCTCCACCATCTTTTATCCCACCAGCACCAATTGCTGACATAACAATACCTGTAGTTTCAGGATCAATATAACCTTTTAAGGTTGAGTATAAGCCTAATAACCCAACACCCCAACTTAATAGAGTACTTCCTAAATTATTTTGTTCATTTTTAGTATCTGTAAAAGACTGACTTTGTTTTAATAAATTTTCAGATAATAATGCTTTTTGTTCTTGTAATTGACTATTTAACTCATTTATCTGTGAAGTATTTTTTACATACTCAATATTTAAAGTAATTTTTTGACTATCAGTTAAAGTTAAATTACCAGATTCATCTGTTATTGATTCGGTAGTAGTTTTTAACAACTCTGCAGTTCTATTTATAGTGTTTTGTATGTCGTTGTTTTGTATTGTAGAATTTTGTTTTGACTCATCATAACTAATACTGTTATTATAATCAGTAGTTAATGTGTTTATATTTACATTGATTTCATTGATTTGCTTCTCCAAAGTAGCAACTAACTCAACATTATTTTCAAATATAGCATTTTTTAATTGTACTTCTAAACTATTTTTTGTTCTACAATCTTCTAATAATTGTGAATATAAAACTTGTTCGTTTTGATTTTCTAATGTTTTAGTAGAAACACAACTATTATATTCTGTTTGTTTAGTACCATCATTAGTATTAGGGTTACCATATACTATTGTGTTACAATATGTGTTATAATTAAAGTTTCTTAATTCTGTTAATTGGGTTTCATATACTGTACAATCTAATGGGTTCTCCACATTTGTTATTGCTTTTTCTATTACAATATTATCTGAAGATTTTAACTGAATATCACCTTCTATTTGAGAGATTACACTTTTGATTTCTACTTCCACAACTTTTAATTTATCTAGTTCATCTTCTAGTTGTGTACCTAAAGCATTAAATTCTTGTATGTTCGCAATTTTTGTCTCATTTGTTGGTGTTGTTGTAGTGTTACTATCACCACCTACAGTACTACCATCACAACCTAATGCCGAATATTGATTAATAATAGTTTTTATACTTTCTTCTAAAGTTTTATAATCAGTCAATAACTTAGACCATATACCACATTCTAAAGGCATTTCTAAATTACATATATTTTGTGTGTTAATATAATTAGTATATTCTATGTCACAAGATGGGTATAATAATGTTAAATTAAAACAACCCGCAATAAGTGACTCTACTTCGGATTTGATTGTTTTATAATTTTCTATATAAGTTACAATTTCTGAAGTATTAAAATTTAATGATGTTAATAACTCTGTTGTTGGTGTAAATAATTGATTGTATGTTTCATTAATTTGAGAAACCCATATCTGATTTGTTGTTGCCCATTGACTAACTGACACTACATTACCACCAATGGCATTACAACATTCTGTATTTGGTTCTAATACATTAGTATTATTCCATATCACATATTCATCACCAACATTCTCACTATCATTAAAGTTATTTTGTAAAATTTGAGATTCTTCTTCCGTATTTGTAAACGCAACAAAGTTTAGACAATTTACATTATTTATTGTATTATCATAAATAATTGCTGGTTGACATGATACGTTATCTGCACACTCTATTAAGTTATTCGCACTATATTTTAACATATAGTCAAAAGAAAAATCTATAGTACAACTACAATCTTCTAATTCTGGCAATTTAAAACCTTGCCAATTTTCACTACCAAAAACAACGGAAACATTATCTACATCCGCACATTTAATTCTTTCTGGGTCAACTGCCGAACTGAAAACAGTATTAGGTGTAACACTATAAGGGTTATTACCTTCAAACGGTATTAATAACCCACTATTAACATCAATAGTAAAATAACCAAACGTATATCCATAAAATTCTGCAACTGACTGATATAAATCACTAACTTGTTCATCACTATGCCAATCTAAAATGTAATTATTATCAAATATTGATGGTGTGAAAGAAACTCTTCCATATTCATCTATGGTAAAAACTACCCAATTAGACGGATCCATAAGTGAAGGATCATCTAATATTGCGTTAGGTTGTGCAACAATATTATTATTAGTGTTAACTACTTCTTTTATTATTCTAGACTCAGTAAAACAATCCCAAAAAATTTCAGTAGAATAATAATTATATACACCACCTATAGGGTTTTGTAAATCATAGTAGGATGTATTAACCGTTGTATCAATTATTGGGACAATGTATGTACCATCACTAAGACTACCTTGTATAGTAAATTCTGGAGTTGCAAGCTGATTACCTTTTAAACACGCTATATATTCATTTGTACCATCATTTACTATAGTAAAATCAAATCCGTGCCAAGCACAACACTCAGGACTACTAATGATTGTTGTAGAATTACAATCTACTTCTTCAAAATATAACCCAAAATTAGAAGGGTTTTCGATATTCCCTAATAAATATAGTTCTAAATATTCTACTATACCATAACCTGTTGCATTAATAAAACTTTGTTGACTTAATACTTCCCCACCAGGGACTTTAGCGTATTTGTATTGAAAACATTTACCTTTTACTTGATAGATATTGTTTGGTAATGTATTATTTACCATATCAAATACAACAATACCGTTAGGCTCAACATCTATCGGTATTCCAACACAAGGTGCTTTACCACTACAATATTCTGTAAGTCTACCATATTCATTTATATATGAAACATACCTAGCATCATTTTTAGAACAACATTCAGGAAATTCATCAAAACTAACTTTAATCCCATCTTCATTAGTGTAATAATAAAATGGTAAACATTCATTTAAAGTTAAATCGTCACAACTATAGATAACACTTTCTTCTTCTATATCATTTAAACAAATCTCTAAAGTGTTATTAGTATCACAATCTTGTGTTGATACTTCAGTTAAACAATTTTTTAAAGATACTTCATAATTATTTTTAATTACTTGCCACTCTGGTGAATATATCAGATATTTATCTTTTTTTATTTTCTCTAAAAATTCATTATATTCTGATTCCGCACTTGCAAATGCTTGTTGTAATGTTGTTTTACCGTCATTCTGTAATGGCGTTTCTACAATAGAATAATTAACATCTAAACAATTACCTATGGGTTGGTACTCACCATTATTTTCATTATAAGTTAATTGTGTCGTATAAAAAGTTGTTCCCGTAGGTATTCCATTAAATATCCCATAATTATAATTAATAAAGTAGTTTTGTTGTAAGGTTTGTGCAGTTACAACTACTGTTGGTTTACTATTAAAGTTAGGTACAAAACACCTACTAAAATATTGTAAGTATTCACTTCCTCCATCATAAGGTCCAATATGTGGGTTATTACCATTTAACACTGTTACAGAATCATCTGTATATGTTTCCCTATACCATCCACCTGCTTTTTGAAAGTACATATCGGTGAAACCATTTTCTACAATCTCTCCTGTTTCAGGATTAATAAAATCATTAATAACTAAATCCCCATTAACTGGAGGTAATGGATAACCATTTTTATCGTATGGTATATTAGATAAATCTACTTCACCAGTATAGAGATATAATAATTTTTTAATTTCTTCAATATCTAATGGTTTGTCTACTAAAACAACATACTCATTAAAATTAACTAAGGACTCAGGTGCACCTATAAATCTAAATAAAAATTCTATCGCCTTTCTACTACCCTTACTTTTCCATAACCATGCAATGTTTAGTATTAATCTTCTATACAATTCAATATCTATCTGATTTTGTGTTAAATTAGTAGAAGTGCCACTAAATTGTCCCCCTCCATTACTAGGTAAATATAATTTTGAGAAAGATGTATCATTAATGAAATTAATAGGATCTAAACCTAACATATACGATAAGTCTTTAACTAACTCATCAGGTGTATTATTCTTTTTATCATATGTTACAATGTGTGCAAATTTAATACCATTAATATATTTTTTAACATAGTCAAATTCAACACCATAAATTCTTAATAGTTTTGTAGCCTTTTCACCATTTAAAGTTAAATCGTCACCATCCGTTCTAGGTATTGTATCAAAACTACTAATTGCTTCTGTAGTATATTTTCTAATTATAATATCTGTCTTTGATCCGTCTAAATCTTCCGCCAAATCATTTAACTTATCTATATAAGCAATATAAAAACTATTAAAGAAATTTAAGTTATATCCATCATCTAATACTGGAAAATCTAAAACTTTTTTACTTGTTAAGGTGATACCATTATCAGTAATTTTAGATGCAATTATTTCTGCCCTATATTCTGGATAAATTTCTCTATTTAATAAATTATTCTGTAACTCATTTAACCCAGTGAAAAAACTCTCAAGTTCACTACCATTAGGTTTAATAAAATATGGTATAGATGCATCAATAGTATCTGATAAAAACGAAAACTGAGGTATAAAGATACCTGTTAACTCAGGAAATGGATTCCCTTCCACAACTAAAGTTATTTCAGAATTAGTTTTTTGTGTTGCACCTGAAAAACCTTTTATATTTTTTACTATCCCATTATGTTCAATTACATATGAACCATATTTTAACATTAAGTTTCTTAATGGATTATCTGTACTATCATCTGATACATACTTAGAATCTATAGTATACTTAATATTATATGGGTTTACAAAGAAATTACTATTAACTTTAAATGTTGATTCATCAGATTCAATATCATAAAGATAGTCTGTTATATTATCACCTGTAACACTCCCAACTTTGTTATCCACATAAATCGCTGCTGGCCAATCGTTTTGAATTTCAATCAAAGACGAAGATAACATTTCTTTAAAAGAACCATACCAAACATAACTTAAAGGATTTGTTAAGTCTAAATTTAAATTTGCTTTAACATTTTTTTGTATTTGTAACTGCGATTCAGAATCTACTATATCATCTAAAGTAAAAAATTTAGATCTATTACCTTGTGTAAATAAAATATCTGGTTTAGGGTCTAAATTAACTGAAATTGAAAAATTACCATTAGTGAATAGTGTCGTCCCACCTTCACTTGTAAGTTGTAAACCTACTAAATCAGGACTAAAATCCCTATATTCAATGTTATCATTGAAAAATATTCTTTTAGCGTAACCCGCAACCTTTATTCTATTATTTTCAGCCATTTACGTTTTATATATTAGTTATGTCATCAAAATCTTTAGTTGGGTCAATAGTGAACTTCTGTTCTCTAACCTCAAATAATGGTTTACCAGTAAACTGATCTTTAATCTCATATAAGTTATATTGTCTGTATATTTGATTACCAAAATTGTATATAGTATAAATACCATCTTCTAAAGATTTTGTTTGGTTTGAGAATAATGCATATGCTAAAGTTTCATCATCAAACTCAACCATCTCTATTTCTAACATAACAGGATCGAAAAACGTATTAGTTATAATAACATCTTGTTGTGGGTTACCAATAAAGGGTACCGCATTAGGTTTAATAGATGGTGCAGATGAAGGTGTGACAGTACAAAACACACTGGTTGAGTTGTCATTAAAAGTATACGCTACCGAAGCATTAGAATTACCTTGGCTCTGTGTAATAGGTAATGCTCTATTATTAGATGTTATAATTCTAAATAAATTTTGTATTTTATCTTGCCCTGTACCTGACTGATCTTTTAAATATTCAACTCTATAACCTACTAAATTACCATTTTCAAATCTATTTTGTAAATCTGTGGGTACCTGATTGATGTCAAAAACAATACCTTTTACATCCTGATTATCAATTAAAACACTACAATCTTGTATTTTAGCTCTTATTTGTTTAGGTCTTATAATAATATTATAAAACCCTTTGGTACCAAATATCTGTGTTGGTAATTTTAATGTATATAAACCACCGAATATTTCAGTAGTGTTATTAGGGTTATTTGCTGGTATCAAAACTTCTGTAGGATCTAAAGATATTAGTTCTACATCTGCTAAAGATTCTCTATTAGGTGTATAACTGTAAAACATCTCTACATCCTGTACCGATACATCTGCTGGTCTTATTGTTCCGTAATTTCCTGTTGCCATAACTTTTTTTTTAAATTCTTATAAATCCACCTCTATTTGTGTCAATATCGTTAGTTGTTTTTATTTCTGATAATAATGAATGTCTTTCAAATATATCAGCAACACCTCTATTAATAAATACTACACTATCAACTTCTGGTTTAAAAACTACACCTAAATACTCTTCTTTTTTTATTGAAGCATTTAACGATGTATTATATGTATTCCACCCACTATTTAATACTTTGAAAACTGTAGTGTTATAAGACCTATTAAAACCAAACTCATCTATAGTCTTAGTAATTAAATTTTTATATGTTGTATACTCGATACCTGTAGTTGTTATATTATCAACATTGGCGTTTATTTTATATATAATTCTATCACTATTTTCAGATAAAACACCACTAAATTCTTCTTTAGGGTTGTTAGAAGTATTTAGATTTGGGGCATAAATATCATCTCCATTACTATTTTTTCTATATGACTTAACTTGTCTTAACAAACTATCGTCAGTATTACCCGTAACTTGTAGCGTATTAGAATAATAAAAGTTTGGTGGTGCACCCGCCAATCTACCATAACTAAATGAATTAAAGTTATTAGGTTTTTCTGTTAACTGAGTATCTTTTGGTGTGTATTCATTATCTGTAAATATACCCATATCATCTAAGTTTTGTGTTAGATAAAGGTTTATGTCTATTGTATTTACTATTTTCTGCCCTGAACTATCTAAAATAATATTACCTTCTTCGTCTATTTTAAAATTAGGTATAGTACCATAATAATACTTAGAACTATCAGTATCTATAACTGTCTTACCTTCAGAGTTTTTTTTCAATACACTCTTAGGTATGTTTCTAACCGTATAGTTTTCTAAATTTCTTTTTTTACTTATGTATTTCATACTATATAATTATTTTAAAATGTGGTTTGCCAAAAAGTTAATGTTGGTATTCCACCATTGGTGGGGTTTAAGTTAACCCCTAAAGGTATATTTAATTGTCTATCATTAGGTGTAAATTTATATTTGTACACACCATTATCATTTTTCAAAATTATTTTTAAATACGTTAATCCATTTTCCCCTTCTAAATCGGAAAGTGTTAATTCATTAGTATTAAAATCTTTAGATGGTGCCATTTGATAAACCTTACCATTTAAAGCGTTATTAAATTGTACAACACCATAAACCTCATATTCTTGGTTTGGTGCGTTATCTACTAAATCTTGAAACCAATAAATCTGATAACCTTCATGTACTTCTTCTGGTTGTGTTACTGGATCACCAATAGTAAATGTTATTGGACAAGCACTTATTGGTAAAGTAAAACCAAATTCATTTTCTTGTTCAGTACCCACTTGCGTATAAATGTCTGAAAATGTTAGTAATTCATTAGACCCACTATTAGGATTATCATATATTGAAAACCTAATAAAACTATTTGTAAACCTATTAGTTCTACAAAAAATATCATCAAAAGTAAATTGTATGTCACCATATAATCCTGGTACTGCACCCAACCCCCTATGAAATGGTGAACCCTGAAGTGTTTGGGGTGTATAAAAATTTAAATTTATTTTATATCTATCAATAATATCCCAATTATTGTTTGCTGGTTTAAATATTACTTTCTTATAATCTACTATTGGATTTATAGAATTTTCTACCTCATCTTTTACAAATTTATCTTCAATTAATTCTGCATTATCCACAGGGAAAAAATTAGATTTAAGTGTAATGTTTATGGTTGTACCACTACTTAAATTATCTAACAGTATTTTTCTTCTATCAACATTCATCGTCTATCTGATTTTGGTTTAATAATGATAAATCTACACAACCTCCAGCCACATCTCTTTTACCTAATTCATACTCACCTTCAAAATCTACAAGTGTCACCTCAACATTTAAATTCGCAGCACCATTGTAATTTAATACGTCCACTACATTTGAAACCCCAGAACCTAATGTAAATACAACTGGCTCCCAAGCAGAAACACTACTATCCCATCTATAATATCCTGTTGTATCATTAATAGATGTGTTAAAGACATTATTGAAAACTTGTTGTAGTATTGAAGCATCCGTACCCGCATTTGCGTTATATATTATTTGTCCATCTAATAAAGGATTAATAAATGAAGGTTGTTCATCAAAAGAATCTAAATCTACTTTTGGTATGTTTATACTATACTTTAGATATGTTGGTGATTTTAATAACTCTATAAATTTATTTTTATTTTCATTATTTGTATCTGAAGAACCTAAAACCAATAACTCAGATATTATGCGATACTCACAAGGTGGATCTTGTCTTTGGAAATAAAATCTTTTATCTAAATAAATATAATGTGCACCACTCTCAAATGGATAATCTACACCACTACCAGTTACATCTGTTTCACCAATATCCATTAAATCTCTCCATTTATAAATATTGTTTGATATTTGATTTCCTGTTGTGATACCATTAACCACATTACCTAATCTCGCGTAATTAGGTACACCGTAAGCTTTAATTAAATTTTCTATATCTTGTGGGTTAGTTATATTGAATTCATCTATTTTAGATTGTATATCCACTATTGGGTTTATCGTATTTCTAAACTCCCTTATCTTTATTAAATTAAAAGGTGAGTATATATAACCCTCTTTTTTATTGTCTAATTCAGGTTTAATACTATTTAAATATTCTCTATAAATTGTATTTACTCTGTGGTAAACATTTTCTAAAGGTCTTTCTAATAATTCGTTTTCGTTATACTCTACAATGTCACCATCAAATATTTCATCTGATTCATCAATATTTAAAAAGTATGTTGATGGTACATAGGTTTCATCACCAAAAGAACGTATATTATAATTAACTTCTGTGTTGTTTTCTAAATCATATCCCGCAGAAATAGGTGTCCAAAATCTCGTATTTAAAGTACTAGATAATCCAGAAACTGAATTTATCCAATATTGTGAGTTTGGTGTTGTAGGGTCAGAATCGTTATCGTTTTTAATAATCCCTAAATATAACTCAGTTATCGGTCTCCCTAAATTATCTACGATATCACTTACATCTATATCTGTTTTAAAATTAAACGCTGCGACATCATCGTTATAACTAGTCACACCATAAGCAGCAGGATAAAAATCATAGTTTTGATAATCAAAAGTTAAAGACTTAAATTGTCTAACATAGTATTGTGATTCTTTATCTCTTACCACTCTTTTTATTGTTGATACCCCTATAGTAAAAGATAAGTCCGAAGAATTAATTTCAACAATAAAAGTCCTTAATTTGTCACTATTAGTTTGATTACCCGTTCTGTAAACTCTATAAAATTGTTCATTTAATTTTAAAGTGTTGGGAACAGTTAAATCTTGAAAGTTAATTAATTTCACCCTATCACCATCTGATAAACCATGATTCATAGGTGTTCTAAAACCAACGTATTGAATTCCGTTTAATTCTACACCAAACTGATCTATAATAGGAATACCATCTTTTAATGAAATACCATTATTATTTTTAACTAAAGTAATATCTTTATTATTAAATGGATATAAAATTTTTAATAAGTAGTTTTGTTTACCATCACTATCTAACATCCTAAGTCTATCATATCCAGGATCAAAAGGTGAAAAATTACATAATGCACTTTCATTATCATTAAATTGTAAAGCATCTTCGTCTGGTTCGTCATTATAAAATCCTACCCACCCATCTTTCTCAAATATATTAGAACTTAATATGTCTTTAGTTTTAATATCATTATTTTCACCAAAATAAATTTTTACATTTTCGTTAAATAATGGATTACTTATAACTGGTTTGACTACACCATAAAATCTATATATACTACTATCTTTTCTTTCTTTTAGAAATTGTTCGTATTGACTTACAGTTGTATCAATATCATTTAAAGGTAGAGGTTTATTTTTGTTTTCTAACGCAAACTGAAATTGTGTTGTGGTATTCACATTGTTAGGTAACTTTACACTATTTAATAATATTTTATTTGTATTTTCCACTATCTATAAATATTTTGTTTCTAACTTGCACTATTATTATTTGCTTGTCCATCAGGACTTGTTATAGTTACAACCTCACCGACTTTAACTTTTTTTATTAATGTATCACCTAAACAAGTTCTAAATACACTAAACGTATTGTCTTGTTCATTATTTATACCTGGTGTGTTATTAATGTTTTCTTGTACACTATCAGGTGAACTACCTAAACCTTGTAATGTAACTGCGTTTATTCTATCCGCAAAGAATTTACCAACTGTTTTATGTAATGCGGTTTTTCCTGGTACTAAACCGAAATATAAATAATATGGTGTCTGACTTCTATTCATTCTTATACCATTTATATCTACTGAACCATTATTAGGGTCATCAGTTAAATCAGATTGTAATATCTCATCAATACCATCCTCTTGTGCGGTTTGCCCAAAGTTAATTGTACCTGACGCACCATCATATGTATCGGAATTAGGGTAATTAATAAATGAAGATGTTTGTCCTGGTGCAACACCATAGAAAAAGTCAGTAGGTCCGTTTGTACTTCTATAACCACAACCATCTCCAGGAATAAAAGATTCGCCATCATTATATTGTGATAATACAACCTCCTCGGAATCTGGTAATTTATAATATATATTCACACCATCTGTTAATGAAATTTCTTGATATGTATTATATTCATTTTCATACTGAATAGAACCAGGTCTTTGGTGGTGAAAAGATAAGTCATCCGCTTTATATCCGTTAAACCTTCTACAGAAATAATTTCTAACCTCATCTTCATGATCGAATCTAACAAAACAATTACCAATCTCAATACCTAAATCATTTGTATCTATTATGTCTACACCTATCTGTGATTGTACCACAGGTGCTAATATATTTTCACATACTACATTGAAGCAAGCAAACTCAACATATGCGCGTAAATTTAAAGAAATATCTTTTTTATCGTCAAATTTAGTTATGGGTTTTAATATACCATTATCTTCTGTAGTTGTAGTATCACCATCGGGACCAGGATAATTAGAGTTGGTATCACCAAACTTATATTTTATATCTTCATAGCTAGCCTTAAATGTTGTTGGTGGCAATACATCCATTATAAATGGAACGTCATCAATATCACAATATACACTACTACCTAATTCCATAATTGTTGTTGGTAACATTAGATTCGCCTTATATTCTACATCATTATATTTGACATCGTTATTTGGTATGTATGGTGTGTAATAAATGTCTCCTTCGTTATAAGATATTAAACCATGTTTTATAATACGACTATACTCATTATATTCTTCTATAGTATCTTGTATACAAGGTGCAATACCATTAGAACCACAATCAGGGTCACAAGTTACTGGCGGACAATTTCCGTATGGATCTGCTTGAAAAGGTTCCCAACACTCATTTACTAAATCTCCAACTTCTTGTCCAAAACCACTTAATGGGTTATCAGTATCATTTATGAATAAAAATGAATTATTAGAGTTACAACTAGAATCTAAACAATCTAATTTAGTTTTAAAATACTCTTTTCTTTCTATCATTTTGGTATTGTCACATATATTCCTATGATGTGCGTGTCCACCTATGTTTTCCCAAGTAGATGTACCATTAGCATCTTCAGTTTCTACATATTCAGGTTTCCCATGTTTTGTCTGTATTTCTCTTTCGGGTGTTGTGTACGCAATACCCTGTGCATTCATTTCAGTATTAAATGCACCAAAATTATTGAATACTACAGAACATTTTTCATTGTTAGAGTCACGACCATTAAATTCAAATTCTTGTACCGCCAAATCTAAATTAGGTGTTTCTAAATCATTTTCTTCAGTACCATACCAATCTGTAGCCCTTTTTAATAAAACTCTAGCGGTACAACCACCTACAGTTATTGTAGGGAATAAATTAGTTAGTGTTGGTGTAATTCTAATTCTATGTTGTTTAAACGTTGGGTTTCCTTGAAAGTTTTCACTAAATACTGGTAATGGTATCCCAAACTGATTTTCTTCAAATTTAACTCTTTCTTTACATTCAAAGTCACAGAATTTATCTTTTTTAATTTGCCCAAATTTTCTTTTACTTTTCTTTAATTCATATTTTCTCTTAATAAGTGGGAAATATAATGTACCACCTACCCAATCATTATAAAAATCGAATTTTAACATTCTTAAGAATACTGCAATAGGTTCCAAAGTACAAGAAGCCCAATCTTTTATTTGTGGTGTTTGTCTACCACCACAATTGGCACAAGCAAATGGTTTAACATATGTTACGTTACATGCGGGTGAAAAAGCACTTAGATTTAATAAGCTAACCCTAACATCTAATCCTTCATCGTTACATTTTAATGGTATTAACCCTATCTTTTGACAACATCTACCTTGACAACACCCACCATCTGATCCACCACAAACTGCATCATTACAATCTCCCTCACAACCATCATCACCACAAGCACAACAACTGAATGATTCTCCACCACAAGGTTGGGTACACGACTTACAAAATCCTTCTGCGAATAAACATTTTTTCTTTAACCTCCAACATTTACCTAATATCGCTAAAGCATTTGGATCGTCTTTACAGGCTTGTTTATCATCATCGTCCACTACTCCCTTACAATTTTTTAAATTAATTAAATTACCATTACCCGTATACTTCCACCTTCTAGCATCTTCATTATTATACGCTGCGGGGTCCTCAATTGCTAGTTTATTATTATAACAGTAATTATTACCACCAGGAAACCCTCTAGGTCCTTGATATCCGTCTGTTGTCTTAGGGCACCAAAAGTCTCCTGACCCACTAGATACAGTTGTATTTACTTTGAAGTTTGAACCTAAATTACTATCTAAAGGATATCTACCTACAATACCTGTCGCACCACCATCAATAGCTGCAGGGTTAGATTGATTACTTCCTAATCTACACCAAACACCTGAACTCCAAAGTCCATCACTGTTATTTATTGGAGGAGTAAGTAATGTTTCACAAACGGTTAATTGACTACCAATTGCTCTCCAACCTACAGAACAATCATTATTGTCAGTACCGTTTATATTAAATATTTCATCTTCTAAATTACTACAACTACCAAAACCAGAATCAAAATCACCATCACTTAATTCTTGTGGGTCAATAAATATATCTGCACTGTCACCCTCATCATCAGTACCACTATCCCAACCACCATTTTTCCACCTCTGTACTTTATACCTAACCTGAACTGTACTATTTTTATAACTTTCACTACATATACCAACAGGAAATTGTATATCACATATTAATGATATTAATCCGTTAATAAATTGTATGATACCATTAATGAATCCAACCACATGTCCAAATAATACCAATAAAATACAAATGTAACTATATATTGGGTTGATTCCTGTGTCTGTTCTATTAGTAGGGAATTTATTTACCCCTTCCGCATTAATAATATCTTTTATCCCTATAAAACCTCTTGATTCATCACCAGTAACGGCAAACCCACCTAAATCAATAGGTGAATCATAATCAAAACCTTTTTGCATCCTACCTATATATTGTTTTACGGTATAAACTTTTTTCCATCTAAAAGGGAAAAACTCTTCTAAATAATTGTATTGATTTGTAATGTCTTCAGAATACTGAGTACCATCAGTTATTGTAGACAATTGTTCGTTTAATGTAAAAGGTCTTTGTTTTTTTAATTCTTTTGTCGAATATTCATCAAAGTTAAAGTTGTTGTTTGTGTTAGGGACTAAATATTTTGCTCTTTCTCTAAGTCTTTTATCGTTAGAGGTTGCATCCATAGTAATTCTAAATCTATAATCACCTTCTGTTGAAATACCTTTAATACCATCAGGTGAAGGGACTAAATTACCAAATTCATCTGTAACTACCTTTCTAATATTCATTGGTACTAGTACTGACCAATTACCATTATCATCTATTGTATTATTATTAAACTCAAAAGTTTCTACATTACCATCAAAAGTTCTTCTAATCGCCTCAATGTTACCTGGCCCTGTTATAACTTCGTTTAATTTACCCATCTCTCTAGATGGTTTACAATTTTTATTTAATGAGTCTTTTTCGTCATCAGAAAATATACTACCCATAAAAATTGCGGTAGGGGTAATTGATATGTTAGGTTCGATATCATACCTATTAATACCTAAACCACTACCAACACTTAAATTATCACACCAATAAGGTTCTACTGTGATAGGAATGTTTTCTGAAAATATCTGTGGTAAACTATCTAAGTTGTTTGAACCCTTATATTTGAACCTACTATCGAATAAATCGTCACTATAACCATCTTTATCAATTAATTCAAAAGGTCTTACCGATATAAAACCAATATCACTAACGTCCATATCGTAATGAAGAAAATGATCACCAACAGGAATACCAAATAATATATAATCACCAGAATCATTGGTTACTGTAGTGTATTTATAGTATTTTTCGTAAATTTCTAATGTTGTGTTATCATCTAATACCTCTCTCTTTTTTGGGAAAGTACCTACAGGTGTATGATCGAATGATTGTTGGTTCTTTGGTAAAACGTTATACCTAACACCATTCCTATTTTTTTGATTTGGGAATGGTTCTGTATATGGATATATTGCAGACTTTACAGGGTCTAATAAATCCGCATCGTCTACAGGTACAAATACAGAAACTTTGACGTTGGGGACACCAAACCCTCCATTAACTATAACTCTACCCGCAACTACACCATAATCTGAACAAAAGTCCTGATAATCATCTTTTTGAGAAATTTTAAGGCTTAGTATCTCTAACTGATCATAGTTTTGATTAAGATCAACGTTGACATTTATATAACCATTGTTCTCTTGTCCTGGTTTTGTCCTAATTCTGTATGACTTAGACATATACTAATCATTATTTTTGTTCTTCGTTATCGTAAATTTCTACTTCCTCAATATCGTTATTAACATACTCAGTAGTTTTCTTAAATTGTCTTTCTCTTTTCTTTAATGTTCTTTTTACCTTAAATTCTGCATACTTTGAGAATATACCCATACAAAAGTCTTTAAACTTTTTAGATGCCGTAGGTAACTTTTTAGGTAAAAATAAAGTTAAAAACAATTGTACTACTAATACTATTAATATAAAAGGTATAGCAATTAATATTACAAAAAATGCGATTAGTTTAAAAAAGAATGTACCATCGTATAAATTATCAGGTAATAATTTTACTGTATCCACATCCTCTGGATTCATTGTTGCCGTATTTGATTTTTTACATGTACTACATCCCATAACTTTAATTTTATTATAAAACTAATTCATTTTTTTAAAAAGTAATTATTATGAAGTGGAAATTGTCACTTTTATATCTTTATTTGGGTATTTAATTTCAAACATTGCATTAGGTTCACCAAACAATGTATACCTACCCAATAAATCTATTTGTCTTGTTTCGTCATCAATATATGGTTGTGCAACTTCATTTAATGAATATTTACCATTTTCATTAACTTTGTTAAAAACCCTTAAATCTGTAACATTTAAAACTCCACCTACATTATTGATGTTCTCAACCAATTGTGAAATATAAATGTTATCACCCATATCCCATTTATTGATATCTAAATATTCTTTTACTTGATTAATTACCCCACTAATCACCTGCCCTTTAGGTACTGATTTCTCTGAGAACACATCAATCTCAAAACCTAAATTTAACACTCTACCATTTTTAATGGTTACATAATCATTTAACATTCTATAGTCTGCCAAATATTCTGCAATATTTTGTTTCAACGCAGATGTCGCTTGTGTAGTTAAATTACCATTTTCGTCTAAAGCTAATATAGAAACATTAACCTTATTTCTTTCTTCCCAAACACCTGTTCTAAAAGGTACCCCAAATTGTCCAGGCATTAGTGGTACTCTACTTTGGTAATCTTTTATTGTTACACATCTGTTTTGTGCAGAAAAATTATATCTAACTAAGTTCCTAATTTCATCTACAGATGGTTGTTCTTTACCACCCAACGCTGGAATAGGGTTATTAACACTAATACTTTGACCGATAATTCTATTGGTGTTTGAGTCATCACCATTTATTATAGGTGTTACTGTCCCTAAAGTTGTTATAGTATTAGGTCCGATGTTAGTGTCTTCACCACCACCAACTCTATATCTTACATATAACGTATTATCTGTTTGAGGTATTTCACCTAAAGATAAATTATTAACTGTCTTACCTATTCTATCTATTTGTCCTTTACAACCAATAAACTCATTTAATTCTGACGTATCTTGATCACCCGCACCAAAAATAATTTTACAGAAACCATTATCTGTATATTCACTAATAAATCTTTGTGGTGAATTTTTCCACTTACCAACAACTACACCCTCTCTATCTGATACACCATTATCGTCTACAATATAAACCTGTGATTGTGCTAAAGCAGGTACTTCATACCAATTTAAATCAAAGTCCGAATATTCTTCCTCTGTTGGTTGATTAATAAAATTAGTACCTTCCTTAGTTATAATATTTTCTATAGATAGTACATTATTTTCTGGTAATATAACTTCTAAAAATGGTTTATAATCTGTTCTAGTTAATACTTTTTTGAATGTTTTTGTTATACCGTTTATCATTATCTCTCTTTTTGTAAGTGAGTAATTTTGTATTTTACCCCTACCATCTATATTTGGTATAATTAGTCTGTTAGGTATACCACCAGTTGTAAATGGAGAAGAAAAATCACAATCTTCTAAAAGTTCAAATACTTTACCCGCACCTGTTGCTTGCGAACCTTTTAATATTTTAGGTGCATAACTTATATCAAAAGTTTCTCCTTTTAATGGTATATTAGTTACTGTCCAATCTACTATAGTAATACTAGGTCTTTTTCCTGGTATATTTAAACCAAAAGTTCTCGCCAATTCTAAAACTGATGACCTTTCTTGTGCGTAATTAATTTGTGTTTCGTTAAACATCCTATCGGTATGAAACGATAACATATCACCAACCGCAGCATTTAGTTCTAACAACATCATACCAACAGAGGCATCGTTAAAATCTGAAAATGTTTCAGGATAATATTTTTGTATGAATTCTATCAGTTGTTGTCTTACATCTGCGAAATTTCTAGCGTTATAATCAATTTTTTTAACCATATCTTAAAAAGTTATTTGTAATGTATCAGTACTACTAAATGAATCTTCAGTAACAGTAAAAGTTAATTCTACTACAATAGATTCTTCTATTTCATTATTTTTAAACTCGATACTATTAATGATTACATTAGGGATATACGTTTTAATTGTTTCATTTAAGTTATCTCTAATCTCTTCATGTGTTATTGCATCGTTGGGTTCGAATATATATTTTTTTAAATCACTACCAAAATCAGGTAGGTATAACCTCTCACCTTTATTTGTTAATAAAAGATGTAGTAAATCAGCTCTTATTGCGTCCCTATCAGTTTGATTTAAATTTAAGTAGAAACCTTTGTCACTATCTTTAAAAGGAAAATCAATATTTATATATCTAGTCTTTGCCATTTGTATATAAATATTGTACTATATATTTTTTGAAAAGAAATGGTAAAATATATAAAAATTTTATTTACACTCTATCTTCATATTGAAAAGTGTCTCCGCTAATGGTGAGAAAACTATTATGATAATGTTTTCTTGTTCACCACTTTCTTTTTTCAAAGTAAACGATGTTTCACCTTTTAAAACATCACCATAACTGTCATATATATTTTTTAATTT